AGAATTTACAATAATTTGGGATCAAAATATTCAAATGAAATGAGGAAATGGATTATAGAAAATGTTTGATTGGGATGCTGAATATCAAAAAATAATCAAATTTTATGCTGAACTTGCTTTAAGAGATAAATGGATTGATTATGTAAGGTATGCAGTTAAACAAAAACAAGAAACAGAACCATTGCTGAAAAATTTGGCAAAAGATGTGGCTCAAAAGATTAAGGAATTAAAAGATGAGAACAGCAAGCAGGATTGATAATAACCAAAAAGCCATTGTGGAGGCTCTAAGAGCTGTTGGAGCTACTGTTTACCATATCAAAGAGCCTTGTGACCTTTTAGTTGGTTATCATGGTCAGACCTTGCTTATGGAAGTCAAAAACTTAGATAATTCTTATGGCAAAAAAGGCTTTAATGCAAACCAAAAGCACTTTGCAGAAAATTGGAAAGGAGGAGCTTTTTGCCTTGTGGATAGTATTGAATCAGCCCTCAGAATGTTAAACATAATGGTTGATTGATATGCAATACAAACTTATTAATTCACAGCAAGGTTCAGCTCTAATGAAAACCTTGTGGGCAAAAATGAAAACAGCATTAGAGTCAGGGAAAACCCTAGTTCTTAATGTCCAGGAGGAAACCAGGACACATGACCAAAATTCCAAATTTCATGCAATTATTGCTGACATAGCAAAGCAGGCAGAGCATTATGGAGCTAAGTGGGATGTGGAGAGCTGGAAAAGATTTTTAATAGACCAATTTGCCTCAGAAACAGGGCTGAGAGCTTCCAAGGTAGCTCCATCCTTAGATGGGTATAGGATTGTGCAGTTGGGGCTTCAGAGCCGTGCTTTTACAAAAGAACAAGCCAGTCAATTTGTGGACTGGTTAGAGGCTTGGTGTGCTCAGAAAGGAATTGAACTTGATAGCACATCCTAAAAGGCAATATGTTAGAAGTGCCAAACTTTTAAACAATATTAGATACCTTCATTGCCAAGCCTGTGGAGTTGATGACCAAACAGTTGTTGGTGCTCACTCCAATAGCTCTGCACATGGCAAAGGTAGGAGCATCAAAGCTGATGACAATATGGTGGCGGCTCTTTGCTGGGACTGCCACCATGCTTTAGACCAAGGACATTATCTAAACAAAGAGGAAAAAGAACAATTCTGGCTTGAGGCACATCTTAGAACAATATATAACCTAATCAAATCTGATTTATATCCTAAAGATGTTCCTTTGCCAAAAACTTATTTAGATTGGCAAAATGGCTTGAATTAACTTTTTTCTGGATGAGCTTTTTCCATAGGCAGATGCTCATGCTTTTTGAGCTTATCTTCTAACCTATGCAACTCATGCTCAGTCTTTTTTTCATGCTCTCTCAAAACCACATAATGTGATTTGGGAGACTCATAAGTTTTGCCTGTAATTTTAAAGTTTTTCATGCTATTTTTTTCCCTTCTTGAAGTTCAGCTAAAGATAGTCCATCAGTGTATTGGAAATGTGCCATTTCTTTAAAGTGAACCCATTTGCCTGCCCACTCTAGACCAGCTTGTTCACCTAATTCACCTATTGTTGCCCAAACTGGATGACTTCCATCCCAATCAGCTTTTCCATTGACCAGAGGCACAACATCAATAGCACACCTATAGTTATGGAAAGACTCACCCCCTTTAGCATTTGTAACAATTCTTCCTTCTGTTGTTCTACCTTGAGCATATAAAGCATCTTGGCTTTCATTATCCCTGTATGTAGATGTAACCAACAAGTCAATGCCAGAATGTTGGCAAGCCTTAATAAAATCTTCAACCTTTGCTCTAACTTCAGGTAGTAATTCATCTAAATTCCTTGAATTAATCATTTCTGCTCCATAGGTGTTGATTTATGTAACATTGCATCTTTTGCTTGTGAGCCTGCACTAGAACCAAAATAAAAACTCATGATAGCAGTCCAAGCTGTGCCAAGTGAACCTAGCATTAATAGCAAGGCATCAGATGTTTTAAATGTTTCCATCATTAAACCAACTAATATTCCAAAAAAACCAAGAGTAACAATAATAGCTAATGCTGGAGGAATAAAAGAATGAGTATTAGTTTGCATAGCTCTAGCAGATGATCTATCTTCAACAGCTAATTTTTCAAAATCTAAACCCAATTCTTGTGCTTTTGCTTTGAGAGCTATTTCTGCTTGCTGGACACTTGCTATTTGGTCAGCAGTTAATTTGCCATCTGAAAGCATTTTTTGAGCATCATCTTGGGATATTCCTAAGACTTTAGAAATTGCTTCATAGGCAAGACCCCCAAAGGGGCCGCCAAGTGCAGTGGCAATAGTAGGTGCAATTGTCTTTAACCAATCCATATTAACTCCTAGTTACAGTATCTTGGTGAATACCCTGTTTCCTGAAAAATTTTATAACATTCATACTCTTTGCTATTGGGTTTAAACTTTTTCATAAACTCAATATGCCATTGTTCCTCTACTTTATTTATCTGATAATCCCAATGGATGTAATACATTAAGCCTGCAACTGTGAAGATGACTACCAAGATTGCAATACATATTGCAACTCTAAAATTCCATTCCTCTCTGTTTCTTTTTTTTCTGTAAGACTCTTGCTCATCCTTTTTTTTTGAGCCTGTTCATACTTAGACTTGTCTTTCTCAAGTCTTGCTCTTTCCTCTTGAAAATCTGTCCACAAAGCACCCAGTTCTGGAGGAGCTTCATAAGTCAAAAGTTGCCTTAAATCATACTCAGCTTGCTGGAGTTGCTTTTTCTTGATGACATTCTCAAGAGCCTGAGCTTTTATGCTTTTGCCTTTTGGAGGATTCTTTTCTTTTTCTTTTAATTCTTTTTGGGCATTTTCTTGATGGTCAAAGAAATTACCAACTCCCTCACTTAGCTCTGCATAAATACCATAAACTTCTTTTCCAACATTTTTGGCATCTTTGTAGATTTCCACCCCTTGCTTGATGGCACTCACAGCAGAGATGGCAAGCATAAAAGGCATGTTATTTCAAAGTGACATAGTGAGAAATGAAACCAACAAAGCTAGATAGTCCTGAAACAACCATCATGCCTACCCAAAAACCACCCCTAGACTTATCAGCCATAGAAATAAGTTTTTCAATTGATGACTCAAGTTTGTCTATTTTTCTTTCCATAGAATCAAACTTTTTCTCATAATCTTCTACTTTTTGCCAAAGTACTCCATATTTGACAAGGTCAATTGGTGATTCTGTGCTCATGGTTGATCTCTTTTAGCTAGGTCACGCAAATAATTCATATTAAGTTGTGATGGAGCAGCAGTAATTCCTTGTAATGCAGTCAATGGAATTGCTCCAGTTCTTGAAGTAAGTTCTGGTTTTGCTCCTAATCTCATTTGAGCACTTAAATTTTCAATTGCATTTTTTCTAATGTTAGTTGCTAAATTTCTAGCACCAACAGTTCCCATTGATAAAGCTGGACCAATTACAGGTAATTGAGATGCTAGTTCTCCTGTAAATATTCCTGTCACTGGTCCTGTTGGAGCAAATCTACCAAAGAACTTTGTTAATTGTTGCATTGTTCCACCTTTAGCTGCTTCACGAATAGCATCTTGTTCTTCAGGTGTAAAAGTGCGCATCTTTTTATCATTTTTGGCAAGATTTCTTAATTGCATTGCCATTGAATTTTCTGCACCAGATTGAGTAAATTTACTCTTATCTAACTCTGCATTTGCAAGCATTTCATCAAATATTTCAGATTTTTTCAATCTGCTATATGAATTTCTTGCATCTGCCCAATCTTTCATTCCTTGAGAAGTTCCAGTTGTTATATGACTTGGAGGAGCATTTAAAACATAATTATCAAAATCATCTTTTAAACTTGTTGCTAAACTTCTTGTTTGAGGATCTGGGCTTTTTTGTTGTCCTTGTATCATTTTTCTAAGAGCTTGTAATTCTGAAAAATCTTTTGGATTTTTAACATTAGTTAATTCATCAAGAACAGCACCTATTCCTGGATATGCAGCTTTTACATATCCTTCATTTCTTAAATTAGTACCTATGTTAAACATTTCATCTGCAAACTTATTAGTGTCAAATTGAACACCAGCAGATTTTGCTTTGTCATAAAGATTTTTAGATTCAAGAACTAAATCTTCATGAGTAGGAGCATTTTTGGCTTTTCTTGTGGGACTTAGACCAGCTCCAGCACCAATTCCCAAAGAAGCTAATAAACCAGCAAAAGGACTACCTGTTTCTTCAGAAGTTAGTTGTCCTCCTGCTGCTGCTACAGGAGCAACTGCTAATTGTCTTCCTGCATTTTTAGTAAATTCTTTGCCCATTTCAGGCAATAAACCAGTAGCTCCTGGTTTAATAAGATTAAACATTGATGATAATTCACCAGAAGCACCACCTAATCCACCACCAGCAGCCTCTACTACTCTTTCTGCTTCAGTTTGTGGTTCTTTATAGCCAAGTTTACCCATTGTGCTAGATACAACTTCACTAGGCATTCTGAGGTTAGTTCCAGCTACACGGTTGATGATGCTATTTAAAGTATCTCCAAAAGGTATTGCAGTTCCTCCAACCAATGCTCCAATTGGACCACCAAGTTCAAATCCTGCAACAGTAGATGGTACTGTTTGTGCCATGCCTCTACCAATGAGTTCTGCTTGTCTTGCACCTTTATTAGCTAAACCTTTAAAAGTTTCTCCTAATTCAGAAGTAATACTTGATTGAGATTTTTTAGGTGTATATGTACCCAAATTATTTAATAAATCTTCTACATTTTGTTCTTTTGCAGAAGAAGATGTAATTTCATTTAAAAGATCATCAACATTGGTATCAGCCATTATTGACCCCCTGAAGATAAATCAATTAATTGTTTTCTTTCATTTTCTAGAGATTTGATTTGTTCACCATATAATTTATTTTCACTAATAAATTTCTTTAAGGCTTGCTTATCTTCTTCATCAATAGTTGTCTTATCTTTATGTTTTCCAATAATTCCAATATAAGTTGAAAGAATTGGATTTTGTGATGATTTAGAAAATTTTTGTTGGAAGTTATTTATTCCTGCCAAATTTGGATTTGAAGCATCTTGACCAGCAGAATTAATAATTCCATTCTTTAATAAACTATCTTTGTGAATATTTCCTAAATCACTTCTAACAATATCCATCAAAGCATCTTTTTTCAACTTAAATGAACCATAAGCATCTTTTTTACTTTGTGCATCAGCATCAGTTCTAGGTGCAAGTCCTTGGATTCTTTGTTCTAATAACTTCATCAGTTCTTGTTGTTCAGAAGTTAATATAATTCCTTTAGTATTTCCTGCTAACCATTGAGCAATTGGACCAGTATCCAAATTAGGATTCTTTAGTTTTTGCAATATGGTTGTAGCTATTCTTTCTTGTGTTGGCACATGAGTTGCAGGGGAATCAACATCATTAATTGCATGTATTGCACCTAAATAAGAATTGATTGCTCCTTTTGCTTGACCTTGGAATGTTTCTCTTGTGCCACCAGGAGGAACTGATTGGAATCCTGGTTGTGCAGTTGTACTTGGAACAGGTCTACTTCCAATTACAGTTCCATTTGTATCTCTAGTAACAATTACTTTATTACCAGTTGCATCTTCTTCTAATGTTTCTCTTTGTCCAGCACTTAATGGAGATGGACTTACAGGTAATCCACCAGCAACAGGAATGCCAGGTCTTGTTTCAGCAATATTAGGATTGCCAGTAGCCACTGGTTGAATAGTTCCACCAAGATTTTGAAAGCCAACAGCAGGAAATTTAGATGCAAATTGCTCAGATGGTGATGCTGAACTTTTGGCAACTCTGTTTCTTAATTCCTCATATCTATCATAATCTTTTTTGGTGACTGCATCTTCTAACTGACCAAGCAAGTTAGATGGATGCTTTGGTAAGCCAACTGCATCAGCACTTTTTCTAATAATATCCAAAGACCTTGTTAATGCTTTTTGATTTACATCACCATTTTTATCTACATAATCATCAATTGGAGGCAAAGCATTAATCATTTTTCTAGAATAATCTTCACCAGAAACAAGATAATTTTGTTTTGATTGTTGTGCTCCAGTTTGAGCAGTTTCTAATCTTGCTTCAGCTTCTTTAACAGCTAGTGGATTAATTTGTTGTGCTTGTTCAATAGCCATTTGAGCTTGTTTGAGCTGTAATGGATTTAATTGTTGAGCTTGTTGATATTGTTGAATGCCATTGGCCGCATTCACCATCTGTGCAATTGAATTTCCTTGCACAGGATTTGTCTGTACAGGAGTTGGTGTTGCTATTGAAAAGGATTGAATACCCATATTTATCCTTAATAAGTTGGGTTATATGGTGATGGTGCTGTTACTTGATAACTTGGTGCTTGATAAGGTGTTTGGAATCCTGTCATGTTAGTTGAAGTTACAGCATTAGCTCCAGCTTGGTTAGCTGGGTTCAATAAAGATGATAAAGCCACATTAGAACCTACACTATTAAGACCACTAGCCAAGGCACTAGCACTTCCCACTTGACCCGCTGCTTGTGCATTAGCCGCCCCTACACCTAAATTAGATATATTTGTAGCATTTCCAGTAGATAAGTTTGAAAGATTAGCTAGGCTCTGTTGACCTATTCCAGCCACATTTGCTAGTTTGTTATAAATATTAGTTTGTTGTGCTTGATAATTATTAAATGCATTTTGATATGCATTATTAGCATAATCTTCTGCAAACTTAGTTCCTGCAATTCCAATATTAGAACCACCACCTCCAGCATTTAGAGCTTGGTTTTGAGCACCCAAACCTTGATTGAGCATGAATTGGTAGTTAGGAGCTAGATTGCTTTGGAGTTGTGCCGGACCAAAACTCTGAGTCAAACTAGGCAATTGGGACTGTAACTGAGCTAAACCTTGATTTCCTGCTTGTAGATAAGGCTGGAATTGAGGAGACAATTGCTGGTAGTTTTGTTGCAACTGTTGTTGCCCTGCTAATGAAGCATTTGCCTGTGTTTGTGCCGCGCTTTGTGCCGCGTTTGCTTGATTCATAGAC